CTAATTCATACCCAGACCTTAAGCGTCCTTGTATGTTTTTGGTGTCGACAAACCCCATAATTTCTGTCCTGACCCATCTGTGTCTAAATCCATTTGGCGCGTTGGGCGTATCTAAGTACGATGGTGGAGACCAAACTTTAGGTTGTACTTTTGGTGCAACCGATTTTGATTTTGATTCTACTTTTGTAGAATCACTTTTAGTTTGACTCGCACGAGTTGGTTTATTGTTTGTCATATGCTTTATGCCTCCTTCGTGATTATAAGTTGTTTCGCATACTCTTCTAGTGGCACACCTAGCTTTCTAGCTATTGTTACCTGTGTCGGTGTGAGCTTCACAGTTTTGCGACCTGTCTTTGAACTACGCGTTGCAGAGGCAACGTTTTGTGTAGGTTTACTAGTCTGTTGTTCTATCTTATCAAATTTGTGGGGGAATTCAAGTCTTATTCTTTTATCCACCTCAGAATAATAATCATCTGATTGTGGGTCCATTCCCTCTTCTTCGGTAAGTTTTCTATGTAAATCAAATGCTGTATAAGTCATAGCATTATCTTTGCCAAACCACTCATTATTGTCAGCCCAAGCTTCTGCTTTAGGGTCTCTTGCCGCAGGTGCTGGTTGTATTGGCTGCTGTTGATATTCTGGTTGAACAAGTTTTTCTTTTTCAGCAGTTTCCTGCATTTGATGTTGAGTTTTTAATTCAGCAAGTTTACCTTGTTCATAACCTAATTGAGAAATAGACGTTAATGCTTCTACTTCTGCTTTTGCATCATCATTAACTCTTGCTGCTGCAAGTTTTGCTTGAGCTGCTGCAAGAGAAGAAGAAATTCTACCCTCCATTTCGGTAGCATAATTTTTATCTAAAGATGTAGCTGTAGCTTCATATCTATCTCTTTCCGCCTTGACACGCTGTGCATAAGATACAGCTTCTTCTCGCTGTCTCTCTGCTTCTCGCATCTTCTTGGTTAATTTTGCTATTCTTTTCTTAACCCCTTCAGAGTATTCTTCAACATCTTTAGAGTTGTTTTTCTGTTTACTATCCCCATCTTCAGGAACTTTCTGTACAACCTCGCCTCCCTGGTTCTTTTCATCTCGAACATCCAACTGCTCATCAGGTTTCTCAGGTGTATCATTGGACTCATTATCGTAAGCAACAGTCGGCTCATTATTGTTCTCCTTTTTATCGGTTTCATTTTCAGTTTCTGTATCTGGCAGTTCAACAGTAGCACCTGGTCCGGTTACATCTAGTTCAACTGTTTTATCGTCTTCGTTTAGTGGCATAGTTTCTCCTATGGTTAAAATTCGTGGAATATATCTTCAGGGTTTTCCACAGTTGCTAAAACTTCATCATCATTGAGAAGTCTTATTTCACCCCCATCTATTTTAATTCGTGATCCTGCATATCTTGCAAATATAATCCAATCACCTTTCTTACACCAGGGACCTTCTGGGTATCTTTCTTTATCATAACAGTGTGGGCCCAAATCTAAAACTAGACCGCAAGTTGATGCTACTTGAGATCTTTCTACTGTTACATCGGATAATAATATTCCACCTTTAGTTTTTTCTTTTTGTTTAAAAGGTAAAACTAAAAGTCTCCAACCCGTAGGCTTTGGAGTTTTCCCAATTTCATCTGATTTTTTTTCTATAGGTTTTACACCTACTAATTTCTTATCGGGTAACTCAATTTTTTGGTTTTGAGTTGAGGTTAATAATGGTTCCGTCTTGTTCATTTTGCTCCTTTTTGTTTAACAGGTTGGATATTTCCTGACTTAAATACTGATATGTTCGTATTTGTCCTAACATATATTGATATTTTTCCATGTTGTCAACAGCTCCTGATGCTAGAGCAGAAACTATATCATCATGTCTCATTTTAATAACTTTTCTTATCTTGTCTACATAACTCATGTCGTCCATTATACTACCTCTCTATTTTTTAACATTTCCATCTTTTGCGTGCTTGGCGAAGCCTTGAATTAGGGTCTTTTGCAGCTTTGGGAAATTTTTTCATTTGTCCTGCACTACGTGCACAGTAAGACTTACGTCTATTTGCAGATTTAGATCCTGGTTTGACTTTGCCAGTCACCGCTGTTTTTAATTTACTTCCAGGGTTTTTTCTTCGATAAGCGGCAACACCAGCTTGTGTCATTCCTGCTCCAGACTTTGTTGGTCTAAAGTTTTTTTTATTTCTTGCAGGCATATTATCTGCTGCTCTTACCATTATTGCCCTTCATTTTTTTGATATGTTTTTTAACTAGCTTAGCTTGTCCTGCGTGTAATTTAGAAGCTTTCTTTAAACCTTTAATTACTTTTTTTAATTCTTTTACCATTATTTTTTCCTCACAATTGTTTTAACGTTAGTTGGTTTAGGACCCGTGTTTCCTGCTGCTCTTTTTCTTTTTACAGCAGAAGCTCTTTGAGATGAAGACATAGATCTTGCTTTTGCAAGTGGCACGCACTTTGGATAAGCTCGTTTCGAGTCTGCTTTCTGTTTGGAACGACCACATTTTGCAAATGAGCCGTTCTTTTTTTTAGAACCAATATCTACCCATTTTTGTTTGAACCATTTATCTAGCCCATTTTTTGCCATGGTGTTAATATACTTTAGTAATCTTTCTTCTATTTGACATGACCTTACCGCAACCTGTGGCTATGCCACCACGTTTTAATCCTTGTCTTTTTAATTTAGCTGTAGCTTCTGTAAGTCCACCACCCATGTAACCGTTTCTCATCGTACCACCCATAGCTGCTGGTTTACGTCCTTTAAAATCTTTTCTCTTAACTCCAGATGGGTCTTTAATTTTACCTGCACAAATCTTAGAGGCATATGCGTTTGCATATGCTGAAGGGTATACCGAAAATTTTCTTTTCGCTGCTGCTTTTCCTCTAGGACAAAGTTTAGTCATTATGATCTCGCTGTTTGTTTTGCTCTTTTAAAATCTTTTGCTTTTGGTGCACCTTTTGCACCTTTCTTTCTCATTTTACCACCACGTTTTCTTTTAGCGTGGATGTTTGCGTACAAACCTTTACCGGCCATTACTTAGCTCTTCCGCCGTTTTTCATAAAACCCATTTTGTTTCTAACTTTTCTGGGCAATTTTTTTAAACCTTTTTGATTTGGCTTAACTTTTTTTAAAGCTTTTCCACCTTTTTTCATCATAGGTCTTTTCATCATCATTTTTCCAGGCATTATTTTTTATCCTTTTTACATTCGCATTCGTGATCACACAAACATTGTGTAATACCAAATAGTTTACAAAACAATTCACATATTTTTTCTTTTATTTTTTTTAACATTATTTTTTCTTTTTCTTTTTCATAACACGGCCACCTTTTTTATACATAGCGCCGCCTTCCATACCCATATCAGATGGATAATATCCTGAAGCCATATCTCTTCTTGCCATAGCTGGGTTCATAGAACCGCCCATGTTTTTTTTAACTCTTTTTTTAGTTGTATTTGTTTTACCTCTAACATTAGTAACTTGTGTATTGAATCTTGGATTAGCCATTATTTTCTCCCCTTCATTGCTCTACCAAAGCCTCTTAGTGCTTTTCCACAGCCTTTAATTTTTGATTTAACTCTTCCACCAGATTTAAAACCGGCATTTGGTATAAGAGGTATTGATTTTGGACCAGGTGTCATTTTTTTTCTGGGAGTAGATGGGCCAGATACATCTATATCTGCACCATAATCTACAATACCACTATAATCACCTGCAATGGTTGCTTTCTTTTTTTTAGGTGTTGATGGTGTTGATGGTGTTGATGGTTTAGGTTTTGGTGTCATAGGAGACATGTCAGAACCTTTGTCAGCGTCTGCTGCTTTTATTCCTGCATCAATGGCCTTGTCTCTTTTTTTATTTCCAAGAGCTTTAGAAGCAAGGAATGCTCCTCCAACTACTGCTGCTGCTTTAGCCGCTTTTTTTAATTTTTTCTTTAAACTCATAATGTATACCTTAAGTTATTTTAATACGTTTTTTATACTACTATTTACCTTTTATCAAGTGTGTTGCTTTAAGTCCATAAACGCTCGCAATTACACCTACAAAAATTGTTTGATACCATAAGGGTAAATTACCAAAATGGACAAAAAATAACTCCATTTTCTCCATATGTACGGGATTGTCTGACCATACGGACCATCCTAACATTACGATAGGCACCGAAAGTAAAATCAAAATAAATTCGTCTTTCCAGTCTGAATTTCTAGATTCTAAAAGTTTTCCCGAGTATTCTAATTCCCCGTTCGCCATTTTTTCTGCATGCTTGGCTTGTGCATTTGCCATCATCATTTTAGTTTCTTGTTTCTTTTTATAGATGTGACTTCCTGCAGAAACGGCTAATTTAATTGCCGAGAACCACATGAGTTAGTACCATTTACACGTAGATTTTTTAGAAGCTAACATTCTCTTTTGGCCACTAACTTTATTCACAGTTGGTTGTCCTAAAGGAACTTTAATTTCTACTTCTTGGGAAAATCCATCTGCATTAGTATTTAGTGTGTTAGTGGAATCCGCTTTAGGCGTATCCGACACAACTTCACCAACGTACTTTGGGTTATTCCTTGTAAAAAATGTTTTATTTGTCATATTTTCTCCTTGGTTATTTATACACTATCTTCTCGGACCTTTCAAGATCCTAACGTCCATTTGTTTCATAAAGTCATTTTCTCTTTTAGCGTCAATTCCCATCTGAGTCTTCTCTAAAGAGGTATCCGCTCTAAGTTCTGCAAGCTCTTCTGCTTGATCTAATTTTCTGTCAAACTGACCTTGGTTCATCATAGCTTTCATTTTATCAATATTAATCTTTTCTTCTTCTTGCTCCCGTTTAGCACTGTTATCCATAGCTCTTAAATCAAGTTCTCTTGCTTTAAGTTTAGCAATAGGGTCTCCACCGTACTCTCCACTGATTTTAGCCTCTTCATTTTTAAATTCTTCTGTAGATTCTGCAATTAGTTTAGCTTTTCTAGACTCTAAAGCCATTGACATTTGCATCATCTGTTGTTGAACTTGTGGATTTTGTCCCATTTGTGGATTTTGTTGTATTTGTTGTTGTAGCATCATTAATTTTTGTATTTCTTCTCTAAATTCTACCTCTAATTGCTCTTGTGCCATCATAGATATGTGTTCAAATATGTTTTTTTCTAAATTAGCCATTACCACCGGTGAATTTCTTGCAACATTACTAGCCATAAAATTTAAATGGGTTGTAATATGAGCTTGATGGTCTTGTCCTTTAAAAGCTTGAAAAGGTTTATTAGACATTGCTAAAATATTTTCACTAGCAGGGTCTATGGGACTTGGTGGTTGAGGTGGTGGTAAGATTTGATCAATATTTTTTACACCAATTGCTTCATACATATGTCTGTATGCCTCATATAAATTATGCATTCCAGGGTTTGACTGTGCAAGTTGTAATTCTGTTTGTGCAAGGGATATTCTTTGTGACTGAGAAAAAATATTAGGGTCTGCAATAGGTAAAATATCTACTTTGTCATCAAAATCTGTAACTTTAATATTTCTTTGTCCACCTATTACGTCATAGGGATATTCTGGGGGTAAATAAGTTTTAAATACTCCAGCCAATAACTGAAACTCACTTTTCATTGCCACATATAATCTTTTGTGGATCGCTGACATGACCCTTGAACCACGTTCTAAGAGAGCTATAGTCGTTCCAACAGCCGCCTGTTGGTTGCCATCACCGACCTGCATGTCAGCGATGGAGGCAAATCTCTGCCCTGCCGAAACCACTATGCCCATCAACTGTAATAAAGTTTGTGACGGTTCTTTAAATGGTAAAGGCATAAATGCATCCTTGATACTTCCACCAGGTGCATCTACATCTCTGAATTCGCCGGGCTGTATAGACTGAGCCTCGTCTCTTACACGTATTCCACGTTGTTTGAATCCTGAAGGCAGGTTACTTAACGTACCCGCATCCAATAACTGTCTTAATGCAGTGGTTGCTGTTCTAGATAATCCACCAATCATGTGAATTAAACCAAAACCATAAAAACCCATTCCAGGTAAAAATTTAAAGTGTACAAAATATTCTTGTTTCTTTTTTAACGGATCATTTGGTAAATAATTTCTTCTAATAGATAATATTTCTGAACTACCTAACTCTAAGGTTACAATATAAGGAAGTTTAATTCCTGTGTTTTCTCCTGTGGAGTCTTTGTCTTCAAAACCTTCTAAATCTAAATCCGTATGAATTTCTAAAACGGTAAATACATCTTCGTCTTTAGTTCTTGTTAAACCTTCTAGATCTCTTTCTTTTTTTTCTACTTCCGTTTCTTCGTTGTAGCCAGGTTGTAATTCTATATCCTTATAAAAACCTGCTACTTGTTTTTTTCTTAAATCGTTCTCTGACATTTTAATAACATGAACCACTGCTTCAGAATCTGAAATAGAAGATGCGGTGTAAGGAACTAAAATATCATCGGCTGGAACAAATTTAGATACGGCTCTACCAAGTAGTTCATCATAGTAAACTTTCTTAAAAGCAGAGCCGCTGAGAGGCAGATAAAAAAGCATTTGGTCGAACTCGGGTTCATACTCTTTCATCACATCCATGAGCTGATAGTTCATGAATTCTTTTACACGATTAGACTGTTCTTCTTTTTGTCTAGAGGGTAATCCTAAAGATTGAGTGCTTACCGGTCCGGTAGCTGGTAGTAATTCTTTGTACGCCTGGGCTTGAAACTGTGTTACCGCTTCTGCTAGTACAGGGTGAGTTGCACCCGAAGCACCTTGAAAAGGTTGAGCAGGATTTTCATATTTAAATCCTAAAAGATCTAATCCTTGAGTATAACCTTTTTCCCAGTCCGATCTAGCTGCTTTATACGTTTGATAATTTTCTGCAAGTTCAGAAGATAGTTTTCCTAATACATCTTCTGGTAATAATTCTGCTAAGTTGTCTCCGTGACCTTCACCACCCGCTTGATTAACAGCTGCTGGATCAAAATTAATAGTAGCACTTCCATCTTCTTCTTCGGTAATGTCAATATCATCAGGACCTATTTGAGCTTCAAGGGTTTCTTGTTCTACTGTTGCTAGTTCCTCGTCGCTGGGTGTTTTAATTTCTGTTTCTACGTTTGGTAACGCTTTGTCTATATCCGCCATTTATATTCTCCGAGTTCATCACTGTTGTACTTTGTTTTATTGAAACATTCAACCCCTGTGGGCTAGGTCCTTTTAATGGTGGTATTTTATCAAATTTAACATACTCCATATTTTTAACTAAAGTTTTATTTTTAATCATCAAATAAACCTTTTCCTTTTCTATAATTATCAAACATCTCATACCCACTAATACCAGAAGATATTGCAAGACCCGGTAATCCAAATCTTCTAGATACCGTTTTTAATACCTTTGGACTAATTCCTAGTCGCATGATACTGGATGCAGTAGGACTGGAGAAAGCTGTGGCTTCCTTAACCAGGGAACCTGAAAAAGCAGGTCCTAAATAATTCATTGGGTTGGTAGCAATATCTAAAGTAGAATCTCCTTCTCTTACTTGATTAGTAAGATCCATGGCTGCTACCGGTAGTAGTGCTGCTGGCATTAAGCTCGTAGCTAATCCTTTTCCAAGGACTCCTTTAACAGGACCTAAAGCTGCCCTGGTTTTACTAACCCCTTTTTTGAGAGGACCTACAAATTTTGAATTAGGACGAACCCCTGTACGATCTTTAAAAAGTTCTTTTCCACCTGATGCGGCACCGGCTACTGTGGCTGCACCCACAACGGGAAGCTGTTGGTTTAATGCACTTGATTCTTCTGGTACACCTAAATTAACACTACCATACCTCTTGGCTGTTTTAGGCATAATGGGTTTGACCAGCATCTCTATTAACATATTTTTTTGCTGTCTTTCGTTAGACAGATAAGTACTAGGATCATCATTTCTAAATTCTTTTACAAGACCAATACCGTCTTCTCCCAGCATCCCTGCAAAGATATCTTCCGAGTTTTGGATAGGCTCCGCCATTATAATTCTAAGATCTTAGCAAGACCGCCGTTTGAAAATCCCACTCTTCCGCCAGAGGCAAAAGTTTCTTCTACAAAATTAGCGGTTAGTCTATTAAACTTTGGATCACCGGGTCTAAGACCTTTAGCATCTACTAAATTATTTAAAACTCTTTGAGTAAAGATAGACATCTCTTCCGCAGTAGCACCTAATGGAAGTGAGTTTGCTACGTTAGGACCAAAATATTTCTCAACTATTTTGATAGAATCACCTTGATTTCCACTTTGTAAAAAACCTTTAACATCTCTAGGTATAAATTTTTGACCTTGAAATACATTTAATAAAAGTTCTCCCCCTGCGGTCTGTTTACCAGTATCTTGAGCTTTCAACTTAGCTATATTTTTATATACTTGTGTTAAAGGCTTGCCTTGCATATCTAGACCAGAAGCTGCTGCAAATGCTTTAGTATATTTATTACCTTTTTGTTTAGGGGCTGGATTTAGTTTATCGGTCATACCTGCTTCTCTAGATAGATCCACTGCATTTGGACGGCCTTTTCTATTTCCAGTGAGATCACCATCTCTATATGCTTTTTTAAATTTATCTCCAGTAGACATAGGTCTCATTTCTGGACCTGGTAATGCGGAAGCTATCTCAGGAGTCTCTTTTAGAGCTCCCAGTCCCCCGGTCCCTGGTGTAGGAGGAACTAAAGCAGAAGCT